TGTCATAATCATCCCAGTAAGCAACGATGGGAATCTGAGGAGATGCAGGTGCTGTTTCTTTGAACTGATAGTAGCCCGTCATCCAGTTCTTTGCTCCGTAATAGGTATGCGACACGCCCCGGTAATAATCTCCCAGGTTCTCCGGCGTGTCGTAAATCTGCCAGTTCCAGCCGTAAGCCGGCATACCGAAGTAAATCTTTGACGCCGGCATCACGGATACGGCATAGTCGTAGATACCTTCCAGCCAATCCCTTGGAGACACCGGCCCCGGAGCAGAACCCGCCCAAGCCATGCCGTAACTCATAATGGATGCCGTATCGCAGTAAGGAGCAAGGTCAGCATAAACGCACCAGTTCTCTCCGCCGACCGAGCCGTTCACGCTGGTCATGCCGGGAAGGCAGATGTTGATGCGTTTTCTTGCATCATAACTTTTCACGGCATGATGGATATTCTGAAACATTGCTGTGGACTTCGCCGCTGTGGAATAATCTCCACCACCTTCAAGGTCAATATCCACTCCATCGCACCAGGGGTATTTTTGCATGATGCGGATAAGTTCGGATAAGAACATATCCTGTGCGCCGTTTGTATTCTCCCGTATTGCTTTAAAGATAGGATTGTAGCCGTCATTTGCCACCGTTAAAAGCCAGCGGATATGCGGCCACTGCTGAATATAAGGCATCATGTTCGAGATGGAGACTCCTGATTCGTAGATTTCGCCAGTCGCCCTTACCTTAAAAGAAAAAAGACCGATCTGACTGATGCGGTCTCCATATTTGCTTAAAGCTTCATACATCCTGGCATTTCCCATAAAGGTCCAGACCATGATCTCTTTATTTTTCAATGGGTTAATCAAAATAGCTCACCCCCTTCATCCATTTCCTGCAAGGTAAACAACACTCTGGCAGATTTCCCTTGAGGGAGTTCTACATTATGCTTGGAGTCCCAAGCGGCACTGTAAGAATAAAAGCCTTCTTTTTGAAAGGACTGTCCATTTTTTGTTGTGCTTCTCTCCGATGCGGAGAAACTTAGCTCGTCATCCTTTTGAAGGGCATCCGGGAAATAGGCTCTTTGTCCGCCTGCCGCTTGCGAAATGGTTATGCCTTCCATATCCGATTTTGGATAAAGCTTCAGATCAAGACCTGTTGAGGTCTTTCCTAGATTAAAAAGAATCAGCGTTTCCTCCCCACGGACGATGCCGTTATACCAGACAGGTTCTTTTATAGTTTCACCCTCACGCTCTTTTTGAAGCATGGTTTCCGTATGCGGATGAAAGCCCGTCACCCGATCGCCCTCCTGCAGCATGAGGTCTGTGATCCAAACGGTGCCTGACATATCTGTTAAAAGCGGCTTTATCGTCACCGAAACAACCCGCTCATCTTCTTTTTTATTGATGGTCTCAGAAAGCCTATAAAACTTCTTCATAGCATCACCCGTCCAGAGAATAACGAATCTCAGAAGGATGCGGCACCCAGCCTGTAGCGGCAGATCCACCTTGCAGGAGAATGTCCGTCACTAATATCCTCCCGGTGCAGTTGGAGATAAAGATGCGCACCGTGATGGATTTCAGCCGTGACATGTAGCCTTTAGGCGCAACAGTATCTTTCACTTTTCTAAAATACGCCATCTCTGCATCCCTCCTTAGTAAAGGTCAATAAATCGTGTCTCGACAGTCCCGTCCTCATACTCTATTTCCACTTCCACACCAACCTGGGAATTATCCGAGAGTTTTTCCAGATTTTCCGAAGCGATGGCAAGAGAAAGCGTGTAGCTTTGCCTGTTTGACGGATAGACGGTCTGCGCCATTGATTTAGTAAGGCCTGCTGCACCTTCTGCCTTGAAAGCAGCAGTACCCGTACCGCCTGTCTCTGCCACTGCTTCAAATCCGGAGTTCAACCAATACGCCATGCCGTCGTCCGCTCTCGAGTTTTTGAGATGGTTAAAAGGCACCATGTCACTGATGTTTCCTCCTCCGAAAGCACCTGCTCCTTCCAAGGTGTCCGCTATGGTTTCCAGCCTTTCAACGGAGGAACCGAGATTTTTCAAAGTCGTAGAAAGCTCCAACACCGTATCCCAAGGTTCCTGCAGGTTATATTCTCTCCTCACAATCCTTGTCGTAACAGAAATCCCCAGCTCCTTGTCTTCCACAAGCACATAGTCTCCCAGTGACCAGGCTTCATGTGAAAAGCCCGTAAGGACAGATAAGTCCATCGCATGGAGGACATAAGAGATTTTCGGTTTGGCATACTGACTAAGCCGCATCGCAGTGAATTCTTTCATCTGGTAGGGATTAGTAAAGGAAGAACAGTCAAGTGTGGAGATGCGTACATCATTCGAGTAGGAAAAATCCTCCAAATAAGGCTTTCCATTGTTGATGTCGGAGAAAGTCATGCCATCTGCTCCTATCGCATATAGGCGCGTTATTAGATTTCTCGTATCGACCACCCGTTCAATGCTCTTCATGTTCTTCTTATAGGCAAAGAGCGCACCGCTGTCCCTGCCGCTCACCGTGTAGAGATGAACGAGCCTGTTGGGACAGTCAAAGACCAGGTCTCCACCGTGAAGGCTTGCGACAGCGCGAAGGATGGAGAGGGCGTTTTTCTCTGAAGAAACCCAAGTACGCTTTGTCTTGACATTCACCGTACCCACACTCCAGTCCGTACCCTCAAGGGCATAGGCCATCGCTGTTTCCGCCGTCTCCGCATCAAAGCTTTTTTCTTCTTTTCGGACACTGAATGTCAGATCATAAAACTCCGCTTCGGCATAGACTTCCGTCACAGTATTTCCTGTAGAATCCTTGATATCATTGATGGTGCGAATTTTATAAATGTCGTCTACGATCTGAATCTTCTTCTCGTTTTCTAAGTAGCTACGCTTTTGATCCCTAAAAGGCAGTTTAAAGTGCAGAGTATCTTCACCATTCACTTCACTAATAACAATAATGTCGTAAGCATTTTCTAAGACCGCTTCCCAAGCTCCATCAGCTGTTAAAAGCACCGGCCGGGCATAGCCCATCTTTTCATAAGGTGCTTTCGGAATATCGTAGATCCGGATATCGATAAGCTTAGGTGTCTTTGTCTGGTCAGTTGTAGCAAGAGTAATGCGAAAGCGGATGTAATCAGCTGAGGTTTCGATTTTTCCGTCTTCTGGAAGAGCTGTCCAAGCACTCCATGTATTTAAATCGGAGCTTGTCCTATACTCCACTAAGGAGATATCTGTTACCCCTGCTTCGTATTCCTTCGTAATAGCAATCCTGCCCGTGCCTGAAAGGGACAGGGGCTTTGCCTTTGTCAACAGTTCCCCTGATAAAGGATATGAACCTTCCGTTTTCTTTAAAAGTACTTTGCCGGGTTCAGACAAGGCATCCACAGAGGATACCTTGTCTCCGCCGTTTGCAAAATAGGAGGAGCGAAACAGTTCTTCCAAATCATCCATCGTAAGCTCTGAATCGGTATCCAAAAACCAATCGTCAAAACCGCCTGCATACCAGTAGCTTCCGGCGTGCATACCAAGGACAATATCGGCTTTTGAGGAGCGGTTCAGCTCGCCTGTAAAGGAATATACCGCTGATATCCAGCACTTGCCGTCCGACCTGTCACCTATGATGTACTGCGCCGTCTTGGCGTTTGGCCGTATGAGACAAGCGATAAAGTAAACTCCTCCATTCACGAAAGAAAAAGAGGGAGAAGTCGTCCTGTCCAAGATGAGTGATCCCGATTCGTTATAGAGCATAATGCGGGGTCTTCCCTGAAAGAAGGAAAGATAAAAGATCGGTTGTCCGGGACCGGATCGGGTGTTAAAGAGCGGACAGTACGTGTTCCCGATGGAGTAGATCGTAGGCTTAATCCAACCACCAACCAGAATTGTATCGCCTATGTTCTGAAAGATGCTGCCGTCGTTTGAGACTTTCAGATAGCTCTTTTCCGTTCCCGGATCATGTAGATTTATCTGCACATAGTTGCCCATAGCCCCCGCTCGAAGTCCCGCTGTTGTACCGGCCCGATTAATGACTTCCATTTTGCGATTGTTTTCAGAGGAATCTAAAAGATAACCCTGATCATCGATATCATTTTCGTTAAAACGCCAAAGACCGGACTTTGCAAACTCAAGAGGAAACTCGCCTGTGAAATCCTCCTGTGTTTGGATATGTATTTTAAGAGCCATGCTTCATCACCTCCAGCGGCTTCTTGCCTTTATTTCAAGTTCTGAAAATGTCCCGTTTACTGCTTCAATCAGGATGCTGTTTTCTCCGACAGCAAGCTCCGGGAAGTTCAGCTCCTGCAAGTAAGGCAGGGCGTTTCTCAGTACAAAGCCGTTTCCATCCTCCACATAGGCCGTCATTTTCTCTGTA